GGAATAAAAACCGAATTACGACACGTTTATGGCCTTATCCGTGTATTAAACGCGTGATAGGGTTGAAACTTATTATTGTGGGAATCCTCCTACTTTTAATTAATTAAGGTGTAAACCAATGAAGAATCATGTCACACGACAGGAAACTCCAGTACGATTTAACACAAAGAAATCCGATCCGGCGCAGGCTCTAAGCCTAAACTCGAAAGGGAATCGTACCGCTTTAAAGAAATCCTTCTTTAAAGCAGAGACCAAAATCGCGCGCCAATCTGAAATAGATTTGGCGCCTCAAAGTTTATTATTACAACTTGGACTCCTCCGACCTAAAAATCAGAGCGAAGAAGAGCGGTTTAAGTGGGATTACCTATTTGCCGAAGCCACTACTAAGTGGCCACATGGCGAAGAAAGTAACCCTCCTGAACTACGTGAATCATTAGCCATCATGAAATTGATGGCGTCAAATGACGCGTGCAAGGTAATAAACGATGAGGGCTTTAAGAAGATGGATAGGCTTCCTGCCGTCCTTCATACCGCCCAGCGTATAATATCTCAGATATTATGCGGCAAGGAATCCGCCGAACCCACACTTGATTGTGATGGGAACGAAAGAAACCTTGCGAGAGAATCACTTTATCGGGCCTTTGCCCGGTGTTCTCTCCCAGCGGGAGCTTCTACAAGCCACCCCTACATCCATAGGGCCTTGTGCGTAAAGTACAAGACTTATGATGAAGGTGGACGCGATTGGACTGTTACTCGACGAGCAGAGAAATATTTTTTAGCGCAACGCGCTACTCTGCCTTGGTTAAGTAAGTTTGTCTATAATTTTCACCTCGGAAATGAGGTCTTTACAGTGGATAAAACCTCTGTTATCGATCGTGCCGCATGTAAGGAAAGCTTAGTAAATGCTAACTTACAGCGGGCGGCTGGTGGATGGTTGCGTGGCCTTTTAAAAAAGGTTGGCGTTGATCTTGATGATCAAACCAGAAACCAGATGCTTGCGCTATCAGGATCTATTAGTGACGAAATTGCCACTATAGATTTGTCTAGCGCCTCAGATCTGAACAGTGATCGTTTAATATGGTCGTTATTACCTCCTTGGTTTTACGACATACTGAATGATCTGCGTTCCCACTACGGTACATGTGACACACCAGGCGATGCTCGCGAGAGCATCAAATGGGAGTTGTTTAGTACCATGGGAAACGGGTTTACCTTCGAGTTAGAATCTTTGGTCTTCTATGCATTAGCGAAAGCGTGTGCAGAGATTGAAGGAGCCGAAGGCTCCGTGACCGTTTATGGTGACGACATAATTTGTCCGTCATCAAGTGCTCCCTTACTGCTAGATGTACTTACAGCAGTGGGCCACAAACCAAACCGGAAGAAGACCTTTATTAAGGGTCCCTTTCGTGAAAGTTGTGGAAAGCACTATTATAACGGTTTTGACGTAACTCCTTTTTATTTTAGAAAGGCAATTGATGACCTCCATCGCGTATACTGGTTTTTAAACCGGTTACGTATATGGAGTGGTGTAACAGAAAATGGTTTCACGATATG